TTACTCGTCCAAGAAGTCGCCCATATTTCCCAACTCTTTTCTTATCTAAAATAATCTCTACTTCTGCTCCTAGTATTAGGTTTGCTAAAAAGTCTCTCCCTGCATGACCGCCCTCACTCAATTCCTTTGCCATAATGTTTGAGAATCGTATGGGGAAACTAAAGTCTCTAAAAGGGACGCTTACCCTTATAGTATCTCCATCGTGGACTTTCTCCACTTTTGCCCAAAAATCCTCTGCTATTTGCTGGTGTGGAGAATCGAAGTAGTAGAGCCCCATCTGGTTATTCGTCAACTCTGGGAATCTTTTAAAGTCATGTGCCATCTTATCGAACCCTCATTATCCAAACTACTGTATAGAATGGAGGTCGATTTTCTTCGTTTGATGCTGCTCCAGTATTGTATCCAGATACTACAACTCTCCCTACTCCACTATCTGCTGAAGTGTTGTATGTTAGTGTATGAGTATGCGCCATCGTTGCACTTCCGCCAGTAGCCCCCGAAGTCGCTTGACCCTCTAGGAACACTCCCCCATTCAAATCAGGAATCGTTTGCCCATTAAGAGAACTTTGAGAATCAACCAAAACAGAACCATCACACTCAACCCAACCCTCCGCAAGATTTGGCATCCCCGATAAACTTTTCGCCCATGCTACAATCCCCCCAACTGGGATGTCTCCAATACTCCTACTTTCTTTCTCGACTAATGTCGTGCCTGTGATTAATTGGTCTGCCATTATTTAATAAACGTTACTGTCTCCTGTGATTTAAGTAAGCCTATGCAATGAACAAATCTCGCCCAGTTCGTATTCATGATGTTTTCTTGCTCTCTCTGTGAACCATAACCCGCAGCGTCATACATAGCCCCATAGAATCCAACATAACAAGAGACTGTTTCGGATAAGAGATATTTCTTTCCTGCGTCTAGGGCTGTGAAAGCTGTTGCGTCTGCCGCGAATACTTGTCGGCATAAGTCGTTAATAAAACTCTGACATTGTAAACATAACTCATTTATTCTATCTTCATCAACATTAGTGCTATCGTAACCATTCCCCATCTTAAAGATACATTCCGCTGATGTCGCGTAAATTCCTGTGTGTGCCATGTTATTTACAGAAATTCATAATATTTAATCCTTTGCTTTTTACCAACCATGCCGCCCTTTTCAATGCCTCTGTCAAATGGTCGTATTTCCCATGAATTTTAATGTTTTTTGTCTCTCTGTCGACGACATATTGTATACTTGTGAGACTTCTTATCAGTTCTTCGTTACTCTCAGGGAATTTAATAAGTCCTTGCTCCATCATTATTTTTAGATTATTATACATTTGTAAACCGTTTAGTTGGCTTGTGTGTCCGTCTGCGTCTATCTCTCTCTTTGCATTATTTAGGCCTATTGCCTTACGTTTAAGACTGTTGTGAGTCAGCATATAGTCAAGAATAGGACTCCCTAGACCTCCATCATCCACTCCTATCTTACGGAAATTGTGTTGTTCGTTTAACCGAATAATTGTATTGACAGTCTCCCATGCTTTCTGATTCTCTGTTGTTTGTGTTTCATATACAACACTCACTTTTCCTATATTCTCTAAAAAGGCGTAGGCGTTGGGATCTCCCCCATGTCCGGCGAAATCTATGCCTAAGAAATTACGCGCATTAGTGAGTCTAGTCTCCCCGAAACAACTCTCGATTAGCTCCCTACTAAAGAATTGTTGCAGAGAGTCTAAGAATTCGGCTTCATACTCCTGACAATACTCTAGTTCAGTCATACGTTTCTTTTCTTGTCTTAAGAAGTCCTCAGTAATTCTAGGGCAATCACAACTCTTTATATGGATTTGGTAAAAGTCGTCTTGTTGGAAGCAGTCATAGAAAAAACCTTCGTTTCCTCTAGGCGTGGAAAGTAGATCGAGTGTTCCCCCAGTAGTTGCCAACATCGGACGAATTGCAACGAAGACGGCATCGGGAATATAGTGAGCCTCATCAGCAACCAATTTATCAACTGTAAACCCACGTAGTCCGTATCCCGTTTGTCCAGCAGGCTCAGCCATGATTTTTGATCCATTTGTTAATTCTATCTTATGAAAAGTCGGTCTGCCTTTAATACACTTGGGCGCGAGGCCCATAATTTGGGACTTAACCTTTTCCAGTAACTCAATACTTTGTCTATCGACTGATGCGATGATAAGTGTAGATGTTTTTGCATTGAGTAAAGCAAAGAGTGCAACACGTAGGGACTCTGCAAAAGACTTCCCCGACTGTCTGCCAGCACGCACCACAGTGTTTCCCTCATGTGCAATATATTCTTTTTGCCAGTCATCTAGTTTTATGTCTAATTTATTTTCAGCAAAGGCAACCGCATTCGGTGCATTCCACAAGTGTATCGCCGCTTTGCCATCGGCCGACTTTTTCTGTAAACTCTTTATATAATCGGGAGATTTGTCTGAACATTCCTTCAATGAGCGTGATTTTTTCCCCATCATTCATAATTAACCTTTTTTATAGTTTTTTTATAAAAATTAATCATTTTATCCATTTGCCAATTCTACAGTTTTAATATATTCTAAGATTGTACGTCTCGAAGTACCCCACTGCATACAACACTGTGCTATTAGATTATCCTTAGGCATTTTCTTAAGCATTTTCTTGACAATCTCCATTCTCTCAATTCGGATGTGTTCGTGAGATGTCATATATCTGCCTCCGCTCTTTCAATTTTATACATTCCTTCTTTAACTTCTCTAATCAATCCTAAGTCAATCATTAGTTTCATACATTCCCTAATCGTTGAATCTGAGGCCCCAATATCAATCATAATTCTTCTCCATATCTTGTTCATATGTAGAGTCTGTCCGACGATAGGTCTAAGTATTTTCGTTATCTTGTTGTATCTTGATCGTCCATCCATGTATATATATATTCTTATTCTTTATAAACTTTGTGGTTATTATATACAAAAGAATTCTTCCCCTCTCCCTACTACCTGACAGCTAGCTAGCTAAAAAGGCTTTTATTAACAGCTGCAGGACTATCACACTTGGTTAAAAAAAGTTTTTTTTGAACTTTTCTTCCCATTCCGTTGTAGTGGTTTTCTCGTTGGTGTGTATTGTTACTTGCCTAGGTTCCGCCAAGTTCCAGTCGGGCTTTCTCGAGGGTGTATTGTAAACACCTTCACATTTGAGTTACTCCATCAAGCGCTTAACTAAAAAAATTCTTGAAGTCTGATATCAATGTTAATATTATCTTAGATCAATTTCTTTATATACTTTCCGTTAACGCTGTTAACTTTCGTTCACACTGTTAACCCCATGCCTATAAATTATTTTTTTTATTCTCTTGAGTCCTACAATCACTCAGAACAACCAAAACCTAATAATCGCAACATACATAATAAGACACAAGCAGGGGCGAGCACTCGGTGCGAGCCCAGTGGTGTGGATGTAGCCATCAGGCCCACACCCACCAATAACAACACATACCTATTACATAAGCTATCTAGCTAGCCCACTGCTAAGTGCGATAGCTTAAGTAGCTAGTTAAGCGAACTTAACTAGATAGTTATGCTATCGAGTAGGTGCTAGCTCAGCTTTAGCTGATTAAAGCTAGCTAAACTGGCTAAAAGCTAGCCTTTTAGCCCTAATCGTATCGTAAACTAGCCCTTATGACACTAACTAGAAGTAAAACTCACGGAGTTTTAAGGCAAGCTAGATTAATAAAGCTATCGTTTACGAGAGCAACCTTAGAACACTCCCAATGCAGCAAAAAAAAGGCTCAAGAGCTAGTAAGCCCTCAAGCAAAATAACAACTATTACAGTCATAATCATCCTTATATGTCGTCCATAACCACATCAAGTTCAACCACCACTGTTCATCACTCATTTATAACTACCTCATACTTATTAAAATAAGCCTGTCTTTCTTTTGGACTACATCCATTCAGAAACCTAATCCTCTCTGCCAACTCTTCTCTATCCATATTTGTTTACAACCTCCATTGCGCCCAGTTAAGGGAGGTTGTGGCTATCTTAACTGTAAGCAGGTGGCGGAGTGCTGAGGTGCCTCTTATGATCTTGCTACCCGTAGAAGATCTTAAGTGGTTAACCGAGGGCAGCGACCTGTGTGCCACTAACCCTTAGCTTGTTTCTTTTTAGCATTAGTATTGCCTATACGCACACGCGCCTTGTCAAGACACGCCTGGCATAAACTCCCACTTGTCCTCGAAGTAGTGTTATGAATCTCGTCACAAACCCTACATACGCGAACATATGATTTCAACCTCCTCTTTGAATTACCGTTATAATCAGGCCTCATATTAACTTATCCCCCATATCCCTTGATGACTATTCATTCTCATAAACCTCTCCACATTTACTACAATACCATTCACAGTTTTTGTTCGGTTCAGTTTCTTCTCTACATTTATTACATCTCATCTTGCGACTCCTTATTTAGATTAAGTGAATGTTTTTCTTCACATTCTGGACAAAGATTATCTCCTTCTCCACAATAGTCTGGTTCAGTTTTAACACAAGCATTTTCAGTCCATTCCCTTCCACATCCTTTAGACGCAATTTGGACATTGTCTAAAGTAGTATACTTCATCCTCTTTCAACTCCCTAATAAACTCCTTAACGTCTTCTGTTGGTATGACATCACAAAAACAGTTTGCTGAGTCTGTAATCTTATCACTTAAACTCATTTCGTGCCTCCCGCCATGCTCTAGACTCCTCTACATGTTCGTCTATCTCTTCTGCTGTACTGTTTATTGTTAATTCCATGATTATGAAATGTGGGCTCGGGCGGACAACTCCAATATTGTAACTTCCACTGTAGCTACACCCACATCCTAGTCTTTCCCAGTGTCATTAACGCCAACTATTCTTAACAGCCCTGCAAGGCAGGTGTTGGCTCGAGTCTGCTAATCACCCAATGCACACGGCAGGATTTTACTCCTAAACGCAGCTATCTCTCGATTACCATATATGAATCTCCTAGTAATTCTTGAGCTTGTTTTTGTTTTGGTCTTAGTTTTTCCCCTTTATGTTTTATTTCAATTAATATTGGTTTCCCATTTATTATTGCGATTCTGTCGCAAATACTCTGTGGTAAAAAGAGAAGTTCATATTTTAAACCGTCAGCAACTTCATTTTCAAACTTTCTACTCAATTTACCCATAGCTTTTGCTTGACCATTTTCCATTCTATTATTTTTGTGACTTTTCTTTGCACCAATTTTCCTTGCTTTTACACATTGGTCTTTCCAGTCTGGATTATTAGCCTTTCTTGATTTCCAAGCGTTTTCTCTTTCAATTTCTTTCGGAACTTTTCTTACCATTTGATTATAAAGCGCACCGGCAGGATTCGAACCTGCAAACCTCTAAGAGGTGCCGACCTTCTTATCGTGTGCGCCATCAATGAGGATATTGAAACGTGTAGAATCACGTCCTCAATGAATATGAACCCAAATAGGGCTTAATAAT